CTGTGACTGCGTTATCCATGTATTAGTAACAGTAGAATAAACTAAGCTTTCATGTACATAAACTGATCCGGGATATCCAGTTGTTATATTAAAGATATCTACTCCTGGATCTGCATATCCTGATGCGGTATCGACTGTATTTCTATATACAGGTATTAGCTCCGTTTCATCAATTACATTAGATCGTATATTTACGGATGATGTAAGATATAAATTTTCCGCATTGGTTGTCCATATATTAGTAACCATTCCTTCCTGTGTCGACGTATCACCTGCAACCGTCATTGGATCTTCAATTGAACGGGAGAGCTCTTGCCATGTTCCACTTAAGTCCCAAATTTCTTCAATTGACGATGATAGTGGTAATAAGTTTGCTTCTATTGGTTCGGATGATTGAATAGATGCCGTCCAATGCATATGTTCTAATACTGGATCTGGATGGGGATCTGGTATAAAGTCTTCTAATGGGACATGTTCTATTACTGGCGCACTTTCTACTACTACTTTACTTCTTTCTAATATACTTGGCTCAATTATTAACCCTGTATCTGCATTTGCTCTTACTGGAATTAATTGTTTTAGTTGAGTAAAGAATGAAAAATCAAATAATGAGAATATACGTATATACGAATTTATGTCATTATCATTTTCATATTTTTTCCAATATTGATGGGCAAAGTTTTTATACCTAGGATAGTTATCAGTATACTGATATTCTGCAGATCCAAAATAATCATCTAATGCAACATCTCCTATCTGATTAAATATATCCTTATTAATCATGTCCTGTGGCGAGAAGAATATTCCTAATCGATTAGAGTCATTTGATGATATATCATATTGGCTAGCCTCACCCCGAGTTTCTCTACTTAATGGGTGGACTAATTTATTATCCTCAATTCGTATCTTTTCAGATTTAAGATTTTTGCCACCTATACTTGGCCCATGTATATAATATGTCTCATCAATCCTATCGTAATGATCTTTATTTATTATATCAGATGGGGCTTGCCAATTAGACATCGAAGCATGTTGAGTTATATTATCTGTTATCGGATCCGAAAAGTCTTGTATCTCTTGATTTGGATGTGAAGATGTTATATATAAGGTATTTACATGATTAAATGATACTTGATTAGTCCCTAAAGGATAATGTCTCACCAATGTATCATACGATGATGATGGAGAATAACTCGAGACATACGATTTTGGATTCAATGTATGCATATCAAATCTGTCCTGGCCTAGTTCTTCTAGCCATTCTCTAAACTCTTGCATTGAGCCTGAAAAGCCTATTAGATTTGAAAGATTTGTATCTGCAGATGTTAGAGATGTTTCTCCCATAAATCTACGCAGGTGTGTATTAACTCTATATATATCAGCTGCAGCACCTATACCTGTATGTCCACCAAGATTAAAATAACTTGCATTAATTCCAGAATTCCATACGTCATGATGTTCTACATTTGTTGGCGTATATGATACACTTGAGGAATGTACTATTTTGCCAGTCACATAATCTGATGCTTGTTGTACTTGGATATTATATGTAATATCCGTTGAATCTCGTTCGTTATTTGGCGCAGTTGGTGTCGAGCTGTGGCCGGATTTTAAATCCCACCAATGACGTAAATTCCAAAGATTGCCATCATATAATGGTAACCAAGCAGTTGATCCTGTCATTGGAGTGGCAAGAGCCTTACCCTTTCCATGAGAATATACAATACGGCCATAATCTGCACGGCCATTATATGATCCAGTATACTCTAATGCAACTTGGAGCATAGACTTGACATCTGTACTAGAAACATTATCTGTTGTTGAATATAACAACATATTTTGTTTAGTGGCAGGCCTAAATCGTAATTCTCTAGTCTGAGGTGGCATTGTGTTGATAGCCGAATATGGTGATGTATATAGCCCACGTTTAAATCCCCAGGTACCTGATTGGGTAACATAGTTATCCATTCTAAATTCCACACGAGGATTTTCATGAGTAAGTGAACTAGATTCAAATGCTAATGCATATGCAAACTGGTCTTGGATCAATGCCGGTGTTGAGTTTGGCATCTTTGGTCCACCATACTCTCTTACGCTTAGTAAGGAAGATGGTATTCCATAACATGATAGTAAAGCTTTTACTGACCGACTTGTGCCTTTTGTTTTTAACAAATGCGGTAAGTTGTTAACTACACGTCTCCATACTTGATGAGTTAACTCTTCTTTTGGGCTTACAAAATTAACTGCCGATGATTGAGATATATATAACCCTTTATCATTATATAGTTCTGTAATTTCATCTGTAGTTAGTAATCTTTTATATACTCTAAATTCATCTAATGAGCCTGAATAGAACCCTGTCGGAGTTGATGTGCCATTTGGAGAATATGCTCCAATAATTGGCTTTGGATAATCTCCTATTTGTTCTGGACCTATATCAGCAGAAGCACTAATGCTAATATCAACTGTGCTCTGAGCGGTCCCATTAAAGTATGACGTTGCATTTCCTGACCTATCAATATTAAATACTATATGGTGCCATCCATTTGATGCACCTCCCGTCGATGATCCTTGGATTGATGTGGCGTCTAGATATGATGATGAAACTTTTAAATTATTAGCTGCGCCTATACCAAGGGCATTATATCCCGTAGTAGAGCCGGAATAATATTGTAGCCATTCTATTCTTTGGTTATTACTATCTGATAATGTTCTGATATGCCACCCTGCAAGGTTTGCCGTTCCTGAGGATCCACTAAGGGCACTAAATATATGACTAGATGCGACGGCATCTGGAAAATGGACATCCTTCACCCAGAATGATACTGCATAATTTTCAGTACCATAATCATGTACTGTATTATATTTTAGATAATCATTTCCATAAAATTGTGCTCCAGTACCATGAACTCCATCTACAAATGCAGGCTTCTCATAAGATTCTAACGCATTATTAGATGGACCGTAATCTACAAAATTCTTTGATGCAAAATCAGGGCGGCCTTCATCGAATGGTACATAAAGAACTAAATCTTTATCTATTTTTCTATCATTTATATTACCAAAGGAGCCTAATTCATCTGTCCCTAATAAGTATTCGAATAACCGTTCTGATTGATTTCCGTTAACTAAATGCCACCCCATTGACTTTGCGGTTTCATATAATAAATCTTTTGATAACCCGTGTGCATAATGTTCATCTCTATTCCATACATCGGATTGATGTTTAATATATGTCCACATAATATCATAATGATGTCCTATCATATTTACAAATAATTCAAATTCTGAGTTATTTGCATCTTCTCTGATGTGGCTTGGAACGGATTTTATTAATGCGTTATCGTTATGTACATCCCATAAAGATGCTGATAAAATTATCCCATTATACCAATCAATAGCTGGCTGTGATGTAGATGCATGTAACTTGTATTGACCTGCAGGATAAAATCCATCTACAGAACTCGTCATATTATATTGTACCTTTGGCCAAGGCTCTACTGAGAATGTATCCTGGAAAATTGCAGACCCTGAGGTACCATGTGTATAAAAGCTACCGGTTTGTTCTTTAAAGAGATATTGTTCAAATCCATCAAAGCCGCCTACAACTCCATCTTTATACTGTCTATATAATGATATATTAGAATTTATTTCATTTGATTCTGATATAGCATTTAATGTTGTGATCTGTGTATTATAATATTCTAATAGCTCTACTTTGTATTTAAAGTTTGAGACCCTTTCTTTTGCAGAACTAAAGTTTATAAAATTTTGAAATCCAGAATAATCTATTCCTAATTTTGCGCCTGCTAATGACCCACTAAACATTTTATCTATTATCTGCTGAGATGTAGATAAATTACTACCTAATAACTCGTTCCATGTTTGGAAATTGGTTTCCGTTATTGCGCCATATTTTGCATCTATTTCAAAATTAGGACCTTTCATTATAGAGACTGGAGCTACAACTGGCTTCTTATAAAGTACTGCGTTATCTGTATACGGCTGTCTAATTTGTAATGATATCCAAAACTTTTGCTTTAATAAAAGATTTTCTGGAAGTGGCTGATATAACTTTATATATAATTCATTCTTATCATTAAAGTACCTAAAATTAACAATATGTTGTATATTGTTATTTCCTGTATTTAAGAATACAAAATCTAATAAGCCATCTTTATTACATAATTCAGGTCTTTGAGTTTCAAAATCAATTAACTGTGATTTAGTAGTAACGCCTGGTATGACTATATCTGCTGTTGATTTGCTCTTTGCAGAAATATTGTTTTCTGCAATTTGACATTTTAACTCAGTACGATCTGCAGAAATTTCTCTTATATATAAATTAGAATTATTTTCATCTCCTACTAAATTACGAAAGAAATTTAATGCAATTTTATAGGTACCATGGTTAATTCCTATATCAGTTAAATTTTCATAAAGATGGTATTGTATAAAACTTTTATCAGTACTGAAATGTTTCCACTTATCTGCTTCATGGTCACTGGTAATATATTGCCCATTAGAGTCATATATATGTAATTCTATTACCTCATCTAAATCAGGGTCATCAAATTGAGTAATTTCTACTATTTCAGATTGTATAATATCCTGATCTTCTGATGTGAGCTGTAATGCATCAACCGGCTTGGTTGCCTTTATTATATTTTCACTATTTAAATATTGATCTAATGACATTTATTTCCTTCTATTCAAATAATTGGTTATATTTTGCCAAATGTGGCTTTTGATAATAATTACCAGATCTAATATAGTCTTTATATTGGTTTATAGTCAGGCTAGGAGCATTGATGTAATCTGTAGAGCTCTTGTAAACACGGATGGCTGAAATGCTATTATCATATTTGTCCCATACGCCACCTACACTGAAATCTAATATTGATGGGCCTTGAAAGGATCTTGGTGCAAAGTCATCACCAGAGAAAAGTGAACTTGCTGCATTAGTATGTAAATCAGATCCAACTTGTTCATATATAGATATTCCAAGGCCAATTGGAATGTTAATACTTGATATTACATCCTCAGTAAATTGAACACCACGCGGTGCATCATCAAAGATTTCACCATTGCCAATGGTGGAGCCTGATGGGCTATGTATTCCTATAGGCAATTCCGTCGACAGACCAGTTTGCTCAGGGCCTTCGTATATTGTCACTACTTCTGACTCGGCGTCATTGGTCTTAAATGCTTGCCTATTAGATGGAGTTCCTAGTTGTTTTAAATCATTCCAATCTAATATAGTATAAGTTATATTATGGTATGCACTAGGCTGCGGGCCTTCATCAGCTTTTGTTCGTAATGGTAAGTTTTTTAGTAATGCATATTGACTAAAGAGTCCATTTTCATTAACAGCTTTTCTCATGCCGCCACCAATTACCATAAAATATCCTGAACTAATCATACTTGTATATCCACGGATTAGTTTTCCTTCCCATTCTTTTGTAATCACCTCTTCACCCGATGGAGTGTATATATGAGACCGCAGTGCAGGTTTATTTAGATCATATGGATGATAATCTGTCCATCGTGCGCTCTGATCAGGTAAGACTGTACCATCAGGTAAGATCATATCACCTGGTTCATATAGTATATCATTATATATAAGTGCATTTGTATTATAGCTATATCCATCGGCTTGCATTGCACCCCAATTTATTTCAGAAGTAGTTGTCATTCCATCACCTGGCACATTAAAATAGTCTATCAACTCTTTGCAAAGAGGAATTTGATTAATGGTGGCGGCCGGTACAATTTGCACATCTGTATAGTCTAGTCCTCTATCTTTCATAAATACCTCAAGGTTGCGACCTGCAATAGTATTTGTAAGGCCTGCAATTTGGTTGGTCATTTTGTATGGCGGGAATATTTGAAGATCGCCTGGTGCGGTAGTATATCCATCTTCAGCTGTTGTATAACCTAACCGATATCTAATTCCTTTAAAGGTCATCCATATAAGCCCGCCCACACCTGTTGATGCGCCTGATGAATTAATTGCTGTTAATAAAGTTGCTGCTTCGCCATATTCTTCTGTGGCTGTTTTATTTTTGCTTTCTGCAGGAGAATTAAAATCAACTATTATAGTCTCTATTGAAGGAACATCTTCTTGTACCAAATTATCAATTACATTTACTGACGGTAATTGGTATGAATCGAGTGTTCGTATATTTCCAAGTGTATATTCTTCAAATGCGGTATCAGTTGCGGCAAGAAAAGATTTGGCATCATATTTAATTGTCTCTAATGGTATACGTAATGGAAAATTTTCAGATGGGGTATCTTCTTTATATTCTAATACACCTGTTTGTGTACGTAATGGTGTCCCCGTAACCAATCGGATATCTTCATCATTAAGAGCAATAGTACCATCAGGTTTTATTATCTCAGATGTATTTTGTACGGTTGGCCAATACGATAACATCTGTTCCGCATTGAGGCCGTACATCCTTTTTAATGCACTTTTAAATATCATCTCATCTGTGGATGCTCTTTTTTCTACAAATGATTTAGCTGTTGGTGTTGCCATTTTATCTTACCACCTTAAAATAATATCCATTATCAAAATATTTTATTTCACTATTACTATATTTTGATCTAATCTTAAATTTATAATATCTTTCCGGACTTAGAGAATTCATCCAATAATTAAAATAACTTCCATTTACATCATTACTAATTTTTGTATAAACATCATCATAATCTAATAATGTCTCGCCAGTAACTCCATCACATACTGCATAAGAACTAGTTAGTGGTAATATTGCATCTGTAGCATAAAATGATGAAGTTGTATATGTTTTGATTGGATATTTTGATCTTACTCCTAATTGAAATCTCACTCTTGAACCTTCTGGGTATTTCTCTTCTATATTTTTGAAATATACAATTGGTCCTCCGTTTGCTGTTGATGAAACACCACTTGTTGCGCTGGTATTTAGATAATCATTCCAAACAACTTCTAATCTAGGAGCATATACTGTATGTGTCTCTTTTGAAAAGAATTTTAAGTTTAGCGCCGTCTTGGCTGAAGTCTCATCTGGCAAGGATTGTTTTAATATTAATCCATGATTTGTAATTGTATTATCTAACCAAAGATTTACCATATTAGTAATATCCATACGCACATCAGTACTTGAATTATTAAAGGACTGTACCGCAGATCCAGAAGTTCCATACCACGTTCCACCTCCAGATGTAACTGACAGGCCTCCTCCGCCCTGGGCCTCAGCTGGCAGATCTGCTGTATCAGCCCATGAAGTATTTAAATCATAACTATCTCTAAAGTTCCATGCCGCTCCAACTCTAGATTCTGGTGTATCATCAAAATGGCCTTGGCCCATATCCCATGACTCGGATAATGGATGTGCATGTAATGAATATGATATTGGCAAGTCGGTTGCATATATATTTTTAAGATTTAAATAAAATTTACGGTCTACTGCTCCTACACTTCCATCAACTATAGAGTTAGATAATTCAGTTAATTGTGGGCCGCTGAAATTTATAAGCATTCGAGTATTATATGTATTACCTTGCATATTACCTTGCAACATAGAGCCTGAATTTGTCTTTACTAGTTCTAGTAGTTGATCTATTCCTGTATTACGGTTTGGATACTTTTCATATAATGTTGTATCATTTTCTGCATATATTTGATAATGTGCCATTTCGTTTCTCCTATAGTCCTACGATTCGTCCCTTAATATCAGAATTAGGATATCTAATTTCAAATATACAAGGATCTAATGATGGATAAATTATATTATTTAATGTAGCCGATTTAATATCATATGTATTACCAGAATATCCTGAATTTGTATTATACAAATTTGTTACTTCAACATCAGATACCGTTTGCACTCCATCGACTCTATCTAGATTACTATATAAATCAGATATTATGAGAGGTGCATTTATTTGCATGTTATCTACATTTAATAATTCTTTTAACTTGCTAATACACCTTAAGACTACTTCTGATCCGTTATAATTTGGTTTAGGAATAATTTCAAATTCAACTCCAAAATTAATAACAAATGCATCTTTAATATTAACTGCATCAGTCATTAATCTAAATTGCGATAAATATGTTTTTAGATTTTGCTTAACTGCTACATTTAATGGCACTAAACGCTTGTCTGCATCGTATCCTTTTGTATAAATATTCATTGCTAACGGATTTGGTATTTTAGCTTCCGGATTTGTAGAGTCTACTTGCTCATCTTGTATTATATACGCCTTAGCTGTGGATCCAAATTTGGAAGGCATTGTATAACATCTTAATATATAATCCTCTCTAGTGACGGCTCTGTTCTGTGCTGCAAATATTCCCAAGGCCTTGTTCCTAACTGTATCTAATGATTCTTTTGATGCACCACCTCTAGATGGATTAGTATTATTCACTGCAAGTGATTGTTTTGCCTGAGCTAATAATGATGCATTTAATTCTACATTTGAATTTGCATATTCCACAACTTCAACTTCTTGAATTGTATTTGCAGGTACGTTATCTATTAATCCTTCTCCTGTGCTATAACGGACTGTTAATGTGGTTTGTGATGGCGCTTGGCCATATGTATTTGAATATAAAAAGTTTGCAGGATCTATAGATAAATCAACTTCACGTTTGAGTCCTTTAATGCCTAGGCCTACATTTTCTGGATTAGGTATTAGATCTCTATCATGCTCTTCTGAAATTCCTGCTCCGAATTGTATTTCTAATTTACTATCAGCTCTGAAACGTTTGATCCATCTTCTAGCTGTTCGCTTTAATTTTAATATATACGGCACACTACTAGCATAACTAGATAGTTCAGGATCTATATCTGGTGTATTAGTTATAGCATCCTGAATTGTATCTTGTGCTAGATATGGTACTTCATACCATTTATTACCATGAGAATCATAAATATCAATTACCTCAATTACATTTTCTTCCGGAAGGACAATTTTATCATATACCTTTGGTTCATTAAATTTATAATCTTTGGTTTTGATTTCACCGGAAATGGCTTGTGTAGATTTTTTTAGTAAATAATATGTCGGCGATCCAGTCGTTTCATCAACCTGGTATACAGTAACTGTTCTAGCATTTGGACCTGAACCTGTTGCATTAAAATTTATAGGCATTATTGTTCTAAAATCTATGCCGGTTTGTGATCTTACTTGCATCCCAGCTTCTACTTGTAATGCATAATCATAATCTGGACGTGAGTTGACTCCCGATCCTTTAACTGGTACTGTTTGATATACGTCTATGTCTACTAACGATGGTATCATATTTTTTGTCTTATATCCTAATGCATTTGCAATAGAATTTAGATTTGCACTTTCTTCTGCAGAAGATAATAATGATTCCTTAAGATTTGAATCAGTATAATATGACAATACATCTCCAACGTAAGCTGACATTTCCATGAACATCATTCCTGGTGATGATTCGTTAAAATCATTATATGTATCAGGAAAATAGTTTTTTGTAAAATTTATTAGATTTTGTCTAAACTCACCAAAATCTTTAGCTAAATATTTTACATCTTTTTGAATTAAATCTGCCATATTATTCTTCCGTTAATATACAACCGCGGTTTCTATAGTTGTAGTTTGTTCTCCATTGCTTACTAATGTCATTTCTTGAGATGCTCCCTGTTCTGTTACTCTGAACTTCAATATAATAAATAAATAATTTGTTATGTTATTATATTCATCTTCATTATTAATTTTAATGGAATTAATTTTAATATACGGAAGCCATGTATTAATTGCATCCTGAATTTCTCTATTAAGTCCCACAACAAGCTCGGGTGTATTCTGTTCGAACACTCTATCCTTAATCCTCACTCCAAATGTTGGCTGCATATACCTCTCACCAGGATATGTTAATAACAAATTTTTAAGATTTGATAATGCCTGCTCTTCTGTTGTATATGATAATGGAAATTTTCCTATTATTTTTTTTAAAGACTTATTTGATTTAGATAAACCAGCCGTAGTATGATCATGTCTTCCAAGTGCCACATCAAGTGCTGTAGATGTGCCATTAAATGGTAACATTACTCCAATTGCCGTTTCATCTTCAAAATCTAATGGATTATATGTATATATCGGCCTGCCGCCTCCCTTAGCATATGCCGTTTCACGTTTTTTATTGAAGTATTTATCTGGCATTATCTAATGCCCTTCTTTTTATCCATTGCCTTCATTAAGCTACTATAATCTCTTGTTATAGCAGCACTGACGGCTTGAAGTTCAGGCTTAGATGTATCAACAGATTCGCCATTTATGCCAGTTAGTGGCTGCATCATATTCGAAGGAGCCATTGACCCCATATCTGAGAAATCAGTGTTATATTGAGACCCTTCGTTCATTGTACTAAAATCAGCTGTATTAGCTGTGTCATTCAATATATCATTTAACATGGAATTTTTAACAAATTTCCTTTTTGCTGGTCTTGGCTCATCAATTAATTCATGTAAACTAACCCCATTATTAATAGCACGTTTATCTGTAACTAATGGTTTATTAAGTGATTGCTTAATTGCTCTACCAACTTCTTCTCGTATAACTTTTCGTAAAATTCTTACAAAACTTTTTGTGTCCATAGTACTCTCCATTTATTTTAATATAAATATGAAGATAGCCAAAATATGGTACTTCTTATAAGGTCTTATTCTGGGGACTTTTAAGAGATGGTATACTGCTTCTATAACTATTTAAAATTGCCGCATTAATGGCAGGGCCTGTAGGTCCGCCTGCATTTGTATACGTTAACACTTGAATTGTGTCTATTAATCCAGATAACCAGTCGCCTAATGAGTCACCTAATATAATAGGCTCGGTTGCATTCAATCCTAAATTAATTTCAGGTGAATTTACAGTAAAATGAGATAATGCATCAATTCCTACACCTGCCAATGCTGATAAACCTATATGTGTATTTGATGATATTAATATACTATCCTGCTTTGCATTAAATATTAATCTATCAGATGTAATAATTATTTGAGCTCCTTTATATGATGCGGGCGGATCTATCTCTGGTGTATCTGGGACATTTGATGCTGCTTGTGCTGCTGGCGTGTTATCCGGATCAGCTGTGATTCCGAATTCGAACATTTCATCATCTGCCTCATATACGGTCGCTGATTCCTCACTCAGATCTTGCTCAGACGGGACATCATTGCCATCTAGATTATTTATATAATCAAGTATCAGTAGACCCGCTGCTACAAGTCCTAAATGGTTAAATGTGCCGGCCGGATTTGTTACTTCTAAATTCGTGCCTAATAATGAACCTATCTGGCTATGAGCAATTAATGACGCATTTCCTGATTCAGTTACCGGATCATAATTACCTGGATTGGATATCATTGTTATAGTTGAAAGTCTATCATCAGGAATATCAATCGGTGGATATAAAATTGGATCAATTAATATAATATGAGTAATGATTGGATTTTTAAAATCCACATTACTTGCTGCGTCACCATATGCATACACAACATTTAAGTATTCTTGATCTGCATGTGATGGGCCATGTCCACATAAATGTAAATGGCCACCTATATCAAATGCCTGGTCTTTAAATGTATCTATCGAATTAGATAAGAGTTGTTCGAATGAATAATTATGCCTTGGAGCAATTACAATAATCCAATCATCTTGTGGTATATGACCGCTAGCGATTTTTAATTTAATTTGGTCATATATAAAGTTTTGTGCACAGAATCCGGATCCTTCACCATATTCCATAGTCGGATTATCACATCCAGGAATTGCCCACAGTACTCCTCGTACATCTCTATTAGATTCAGGGAATATATACACATTCATCATTCCCCATGATTCGGACTCAAAGACCGTCGTTGTTTTATCAATAATATTTTTAGGCATTTTTTTCTCTTTTATGCATGTGGATGTCCGACATGATGGCCGTGCCATTTTTTAGAACTACTTGCTGCAACTTTATCAAATGTCTTTGATCCTGGCCTGTATTCGAAATGCCATTCTTCAGAAGAAACTGTTCTTATAAATCCATATTTATATGCATTTAGACAAAGCCAGTTATATATTCCAGTTTTACTAGATTTTGAACTAGTATTCATATCAACTGCGATACCATTTTGATGTTTACTGAATCCTGGAGCTGCAGTTGCTGGTTTGAAGTTTCCACTTCTCGCTTTCCATAGTTTACTTTTCTCATCATTCCACATTGCATCTGTTTTCCATGCACCATTTTTTGCATTTTGTCTTCTTAACGTCAATTGTCCTGTTGCATATTTCTTTCCATCAACTACAACATTTTTTATACCACGATATCCACTGTTGAGTTTAATTGAATGACCATCTTCTTTTGCTGCACGAATTAAGTTAAGTACTGGTTCACATAAATGCTCGAAGAATGGCCATCCACCAATAATCCTAAGTTTGCCCATTGCGGATGGCTTTCCTGTACTTGTATTATACATAGGCCACTCTCCAGGTACTTCAGGTAATTCTTCAACACTACTTGGAATAGGATTATCTGGCCCATATGGAGTAGGTGCGGCAGTTGGAGCTCCTGATGCATTGCAATGTGTTGCATTAATTGCTGTCCCACTTTCATCCTGTTTTGAATCACCCATATTACCTTGTTGATTTAATGCATCAAATATATTACTTGCAAGGTAAATTGGTATTTGTTGATCTGCACAAATGTACATAGAGGACTTGTCTCCAGTAACCTGTTCAATTATATAATCATTTTCTTTAGACCTCTCCAGAAAAGACGGACCCGCTCTCAATATTATTATTGGAGCTCCATCACCTGCATTTCCAGGTGCCCACGTCGGCGACTTTTGGTATCGCTTGTCCGATTTACTCTTTTCATTCAGCGTTGTACTAGAACCAAATCGTAGACTTTGGCCAAATCTGCCTTGCAATAATAAATCACCTTCAAATGGCTGCAAGTTATTTACGCCTACCTGTTCTTTAAATTCATTACCTGGTAATGTGGTTAAAGTGTTCTGAGAAGGTGGTGCACTTGTTG